ATCAGGCAATGAAAGAATATGCCATGAATTTCGGACCTTTGACGATCGATACAGCCACAGCATCCTGCAGTGAATACTGGAAATGGATCAATGAGCCGTGGCCATGGCAGGAAGGAGGATGCTGATTATGTGGAATTATGAAAAACGATTACAATATCCGGTAAAGATTACACAAACGAACCCACAGATTGCCAAAGTGATCATTTCACAATTTGGCGGCCCGGATTGCAGTAACCTATAACATATCCGTAAACCCTTATAAACAGAGGGCTCACGAGATATAAAGGTGGAAGATCAGTTTGCCGTTTTTCTTGTCATAAACGATATCCTCTACCAAACTTCTCATAAAAATGCCTTTCGTATCATAGTCTATCGCATCATTTTTAATCACATCGTATACAGTTTGCACGTTCTTGAGCACATCAGATTTTGTTTTCGTATCTCCATTATTCTTGTCGAGATTTTCCAGTTGCATCAAAATATCTTCCCTGTCTTTTTGCAGACGCTCTTTGTTCCGTTTATATTCTTCCAAAGTATCTACTTCATTCTCATAAGCGAGACGGATCCGTTTCTCTCTGTTGGAAATTTTATCAAGCTCAGACAGGAGCGATTCACGTTCTGATATCTTCGCACCGGTCTCAGCAGAGTGGTAGGAGTATTCAAAATCCATACCGGAAAGAAGTTTTTCAAAATACTCTTCCAGTGCAGCGATCACTTTTTTCTCTGATATCGAACAGGATTCGGTATGTATTCCTTTGCTGTACTTATAGCACTGGAAACCAGGTGAGTGCCTGTTTGCACCATTGTAGGCGAGAGAGGCCCCGCAGTATCCGCATTTTAAAATCCCTGATAACCAATGTTTACATGAGGATACATCACGGCGTTTCAGTGGCTTGTATGTAGTTTGTATCTTTTTCATGCGGGCTTCGAAGCGTTCTTTTGAGTAATGGACTTCATGCGTTCCCATGAATGTTATCCCATTCCACGCGACAAGACCATAATAGAATGGATTTTTCAAGATTCTTTCTACGCTACGGGATTCGAAAGGGTTCCCTCGTCTTGTGCGGACTCCCATATCGTTTAGCTTTCTTGTTATCTTTGTGGCATCTGAGTTGCGGCAATCGAATTCATCACAGATAAAATCCACGACCTTCATTTCATCCGGATCAATTTTATAAGGATCTCCGTTTCCAACAGCACGATACCCAAAAGGTGGGGACATCTGGTATCCTTTTTTTGTAGCCTTTTCTTTCATCCCTCTTAGGACTTCGCCAGAAAGCCGGATAGAGTAGTATTCATCCATCCATTCAATGATTCTCTCGATTAAAGAGCCGAATGGACCATCTATCAAAGGTTCTGATACACTCACAACATCAACGTTGCTTTGCTTCCGCAGCAGGGATTTGTATACGATAGATTCTTCTTGATTTCTTGCGAATCTGCTGAATTTCCAAACCAGAATCACATCAACCGGATGATCGGATGATTTTGCAAGCCCGATCATTTTCTGGAATTCTGGACGCTTGTCAGCTTTTCTACCGGATATTCCGATCTCAAAGAAAACCTTCAAAATGATAATATTGTTTTTGGCAGCATATTCCCGTAATAGTTTCTCTTGCGAATCCGGAGAAAGTTCTTCTTGCTTATCAGTGGATACACGGACGTAACCATAGGCATATCTTGCGCTCATTTTAGATCATCTCCTCATTTAATTTATGTAAAAATAGGTACAAAAATAACAGCCAGCACATGAACAAATGTTCTGGATTGTGTAGCTGTCCCGAAGATGATACAATATTCTTGGCTTCAGATTGCATATCTTCGGATATGTATTACCGTCTCGGTGTTGGTAGCACTGGGACGGTTTTTTGTTTTATTGTCCTAAAGAATCGAGAGAGTTCATTAAGTCTTCCGTACTCATGCCGGCAGCGGAAGAAGTGTATGCGTCAGTGATCTGCTTTGCGTATTGGGTGTATACGTCAGTTAATTTCAATGACCATTCTTCATAAACACTGTACTCGTCCCCATTCCTCTGCATTAGCGTAGCCATTTCGGAAACACCCTGATTAGAAATCTCGGCCAGTTTTTCAACCTTGCTATTTGATAATTCAGCAAGCGCATTTAAGTCTCCGGCAATCGGAGCTGCTTCGTTATTATATTCTTCCACAAGTCCCGGAGTCGCGTCAGCAATCTTCTTTGTATAATCATCGAGAATGCTTTGATATGTCACTTCGACTTCCGGTTCTTTTTCCGTAGCCTCTGTTTTCGCAGTATTCTCTTTTTCTGGCTCTTTATCTCCGCCACACGCTGTCATGGACAACGCCATAGTTCCAATCAACAGCATGGTTACAATTTTCTTTTTCATAAATTCCTCTTTTCTCCTGTACCTTAACACCGCTTCATTCTATATAAACGCTGTAGCGATTATATCATTTGTTGCTCTTGTGATCTTCTATAACACTGTAATGCAGATCAATAGCAGATTCTCCTTTTTTTGTTACTTTCATTTCTGATGTCAAATACCCTTGTTTGCATAAAAAGTCTTGCTCGTCAGTAAAATTGATGCCGTATTGATATTCAAAATAAACCGGAATCCTTTTGCGATGAATTTCTCTGATCCAGTACAGCATATATACATGTCCCGGAAGAAGTCCATCAGAATATCGCGTCATCATCTCCTTGGTAGGGCTTACTCCGAACATTTGTGCTTGCTCAATCCAATTAGTGTTCAATTCACGATCTTGTGAAATGAACGGCATCTCTGGATAACCCTTGTAAAACATTTTATAAACTTTATCGCAGTAATGCTTACTGGCTTTAATTCGTTGCATGGTATCAATCTGTTCAGAAGGAATTGATTTACGACTATTTGCAGGTGTTATCTTATTTTCTGATTCTGAATATGATTGTTCAGAAGTTTCATTTTGAAAGCTATTCATCAAAGAAGTTTCTTCTCTGGAAGCGTCTCTTCCAGCTTTAGAAATCATAGATTTCATTCTAGCTGTTTCATTTATTCCTAAATTACATGCAAGTTTGCAAGCTGCAATAGATTTTTCGTAATTTTTTTGGCGTTCATATAAAATTGCAAGACGTTTAAATACTTTCGATCCAGACATGGGTGTTTCCCCGTATTTCAAATCAATTTCACGGAGTTTTCCAAACAATTTAATAGCTTCATAACATTCTTTTTCAATTTCACAAGCTAATTTACAGGTATAATCTTTGGAATGATATACAGTAGACCATTTAGTTTCAATCTTATTTATTAAATCATAGTATTTGTTAAATACAGGACGGAACTCTTTTTCGTGTTTCATGTGCTTTTCTACCGGATCTGGCTTGAAAGTCCATTTATGTTCTTTCTTTAAAAATTTCCATTTTTCTGTGGTTCCACCTTGACTTAAATAATCAAGCCAATTATCATATTCTGTTTTGGAAAAGTCCGGTTGGAATGAAAATGCATTTTTAGTAAATAGTTTAGATAACAATCCCATTAAATACCCCTCCAATTATTAGGTTTTTGTAAACTTATGTGAATTCCATAACTGCTAAATTTGGAATAAAATAAATAACATAGTTATCTACAGTGATATACTCGCCATATTTTCCTTTGTAGCAGTCAATAGCTTCTTGCAGATATTCTTCTGTGACATGCAGATGTTCTGCAACTTCATATCTATTCTGGCATCCAGCATTAAAAGCTGATATGATGCCTCGCAATCCGATCATCCGGTTATACCCGTGCAATCTTCCTTTTTGTTCTTGCTTCATATTTTCAATATCTTGCAGATCAAATATATCGCCAACAGCAGTATGATGATGTCCGATTTCTTCAGCTAAAACACAAGCCTTTTCTGCGGACGTTTTCAACCTGTTTGATATTGCAATTCTATTTTTATAGATCAATCCGTCACTACCGGAAAGAGTCTTTTCGCGGACAATCAGTCCGCTATTATTCGCCTCTTCCAAAAGTTCTTCATAAATCGTCATTGTATCACTCCCATTCAGAGTCATCCATCATGATGTCTTTATCGTGTTTTCTCATTTCATCTGTTACTTTAATGTCGGTTCGTTCATGAGCTGCTAATACTTCTAAATGATTGTTGGATTCTATAAAATTCGGATTTCCAAGTAATATTTCAGAATAATTCAAAAGACTTTTCTTTCCATTATTATTTAGCTTTCTCATGTTCTCTAAAAGCTTATATTCTAATCTGTTTTTCCTGAACATACTTTGATCGTAAGCTTTCTTGAATTCCTCAACATTATTAAACGAAAGGTTATCAGGGCCAATCGCATCTTTAAATTCGTAGTCGTTACGTCCCATCGGTACGTCAAATCCCATCAACCATGACTCGCTTACGTTTAATGCTTTTCCTAAAACGAACAGTTTTTCTTGATTAGGTTCATTTTTTCCAGAACAGTATTGACTTATATCTGATTTGTTCATTTTTATCCCATATTGTTCACAGTATGGTGCAGTTAATTTCAGAACGTCTACTTGTCTAAGACCCTTTGTCTCCATAATCTTTTTTAGCCTAGTAGAAGTGCTTTCTTTCTTCATATAAATGTACCGCCTTTCTGATTATAAATATACCATACACTAAACAAAAGTTCAATATGAAAAACAATAAAGTTCAAAAAAATTAACTTTTGTATTGACAATGGTTGAAAAGGGTGCTAATATACAAATAGTTCAAATATTTGAACAAGAAAGGAGGATAAAATGGCATTCAATTATGACAAATTAAAAGGTCGAATAATTGAGAAGTTCGGAACTCAGTACAGATTTGCAGAAGCTATGGAATGGTCAGAAAGAACGCTTTGCTTGAAATTAAGTAGTGAGAGACCGTGGAAGCAGACAGATATCTGTAAAGCAGTAGAACTTCTAGATTTGGCACAGGAAGACATACCTAAATATTTTTTTAAAGAAAAAGTTCAAAATATTGAACTTTGAAAGGATGGTCGAATGACAGAGCTTGTATATTTAAAAAATGATGAAGCAGTGTGTGACAGCTTACAGGTGGCGGAGAAGTTTGGAAAGAGACATTCGGATGTAATCAGAGCTATTGAAAATTTGATAGAAAATGACTCAACGCAAAATTGCGTTCAGTGTTTCAGCAAAACATCTTATAAGGATGGTACTGGAAAATCAAATAAGATGTACCGAATGAATAGAGATGGCTTTTCTATCTTAGCAATGGGTTTCACTGGTAAGAAAGCTCTTGAATGGAAATTGCAGTACATCAAAGCATTTAATCAGATGGAAGCGTTCATCAAAGAAAAGACAACTCAGACATGGGTAGAAACAAGAAAAGCCGGAAAACTGACCAGAAGAGCAGAGACAGACACCATTCAGAAGTTGGTGGAATACGCAAAGGAACAAGGTAGTACGCACGCTGAGATGCTTTACATGACCTATTCAAAACTGGCAAATAAGATGGCTGGAATTGGAAAGCGTGATGAAGCAACAGTTATGCAACTGAATAATCTTTCACTGATGGAAAACATCATTCTTCATGTGATCGACACCGGAATACTGGCCGGAAAGCATTACAAGGAGATTTATCAGGATTGTAAGAAGAGACTGGAAACCGTGAAGGATCTGGCTTACCTAGAATCTGTTGCGTAGCAGATTACTTCGGTGTATCAGTTGAGTATTTCTTGGAGTAGGAGGAATTTATGGCAGATGAATGGCTTGGAAGAGCAATCAATGATTACCTGACAGAAAGAGGTATCAAACAGATTTTTTTATCACAAAAAACAGGGATACCGAAACATAAGATATGTAGTTCGCTGAATGGCAAGAGACGGTTTACTTTTGAAGAATATGAGCTGATCTGCGGAGCCCTTAAAGTGAATACAGACAAGTTTATCAAACCAAAGAAATTGTAAAGGAGGAAGACATGGATAATACAGTTAATCTTAAAATTAAGGTGAATGACTCTGAAATTGATAGTGCAATGGAGAAACTGGAACGTATCAGTAATCTATTGAAGGAAGTCAATTCATTGATCGGAGAATTGACTTCCGAGAAAATAAATCTAAATATCGAGATTTAAATGGATGAGCTGTTTGCAATGTGGACATGTGTTTGATCCAATATGAGCATTTAAATTATGACCACAATGCGGACAAGTAACTTTATGAGTTCCGCGCATGATGGATGTTTTTGCCTGATCCATAACGGATTTCTTTAATTCGCGTTCAAAACGTCTCATGTCGGATTTGCTACCTAAGTTATATTTTCTTGCCATATATTCACCACCTTTCTTATTAAAAATGAGATACCTCTAATAAGATGGTACACCACAATATATGGAAAGTCAAATAAAAATCACGAAAAACACAACATAAAGTATGAAACATATGTTTTTATACAATATTTTGGTGACGACCAACCTTGATATTATATCACTTTTTGTATAAAAATCAAGAAAATCACAATATATAGGAGGACTAATGAACAATTTAACAGTATTTGAGCAAAACGGTCAGCTACTCACCGACAGTAGAGAAGTAGCAATGATGGTAGGAAAAGACCACTCAAAACTTTTAAGAGATATCAAAGGATATGCAAGTCATCTCATTGAAGCCAATTTTGGATTGAATGAATACTTCATTGAATCAGAGTACAAGGACAGTATCGGAAGAACACTTCCATGTTATCTCTGCACAAAGAAAGGATGCGACATGATCGCCAACAAAATGACCGGAAAGAAAGGTGTCATTTTCACAGCTACATATATTGAAGCATTCGAGAAGATGAAAGATTTCATTGAAAAAGGAACACAGTACGTAGGCATTCCGTTAAAAGAACAGGTGGAATCACTGGAAGTGGTAGCAAGCATGTTAAGAATGAACGATGCAAGCAAATTGCTGATGCTGAAAGGGTTCTATGATTCTTACCATATTCCGACAGGGTTCTTACCGAATTATGAGTTTAACGGAAATAGGGAAATGAAGTCACTCACAGCACTGCTGAAAGAAAATAATCTCGGAATCAGTGCAGTTCAGTTTAATAAGAAGCTTCTATCTGCTGGAATCTTGGAAGAAAAGGAACGCCAGTCAAGTAAGGGAATGGTGAAGAAGTTCAAATCACTGACAGAGAAAGGTTTGAAATACGGTGAAAATGCAGTCAGTCCTCATAATCAGAAAGAAGTGCAGCCGTTGTATTACAGTGACACGTTCAATGAACTGTTTGATATGGTGATGACTAACTAGGTCGTTCCAAGCCCGGAAGATGCATAGGACAGAATATAAGAAAGCGAGGTGAGAAAGATGGATCGAATTGAATTTGATGCGTTGAGTTCTAAGATGAAAGAACTTGAAGCAGAAGTAGAGAGTCTCAAAAACAAGACCCTCTGTTTACTGGTTAGCTTTGTTGTAATTTTGATTTTTGCATCATTTTCAGTCATGAATATTATAAGACAGTATTCAACTATTCATGATTACTACATGGATTCGCAGAGAATTGATCGGGAGATAGGCCAGTCTCTGAATGAACTGATTCAAAAGATTGAAGAACTTCAGTCAAAGAGTGAATAGACTTGGTTAGTGATTCTATGGAATCTTTGCATGTGGATTCAGAATAATCGATGGAATCGATCAATTTTTCCAGTATTTGATTTTGTTCCCGTTCTTCTCGCAGCTTGGATTCATAATACTGTTGTTCAGCTTCCAGAGACTTTCTCTCGTGATATTCACTTTGGATGAATGTGACAAGTGATACAACAATGGTCGCAAGAAGCGAAATGATGATTTCGGTTTTTATCTTTACGCGCTTGTTTCCTATTGGCAATGCAACGGAATCAGGTAACTCGAACTCTTCAACGGAAGATTCGTCAACTATTACATAATCTTCGGAATCGTCGATGTTTGTGATTGCAGTATCCGCACGCAACACTTCTTCCGCAACTGATTGAAATGTTTTTATGTAGGAAGAAAATGCAGACATTTCTGCTGTAGATGATATAGCAGAATTCGTGATTGACAATATAGATTTCAATACTTCGGCATCCATGATACTGCATCTGCAGTTCAGCGCTATTTCAGATGCGGATTTCATATACTCACATAGTCCGCTGGATAGATTTTCGCTGATTAATGATGTTGTTCCAACAAGAGAATTCAAATGGGAGATCATGCCAGAATTTGCGAGACCAACTACAAGTTTTACGGCATCGTTCGGATAATTTGGAAATAATTTATTTCTATCGTATTTATTCAAAAATATTTCTCCTTTCATAATACTCGGACATGGCAGTGCCCTGTATTTACAGTATAGGAGATAAGCAAAAAGAAAGCAATCCCGCCACGGAGGTTACGATGGCAATAAAAATAGGAGGTAAAAGGTATTGAACGAATTATTTGCAATCAACATAGACGGTAACGAACCAACCGTATCAGCCAGAGATCTTCATAAGGCTCTTGGAATCAGAAAAAGATTTTCTGAATGGTTCGAAAAGAATTCGCAAGGATTTATTGAGAATGAGGATTTCTCCAACCCGTACCTGAAAGTACGAGTTCAGCTCGAGGGTGGAAGAGAAGTACAGAGAGAGGTTGAAGATTTTGATTTGTCAGTAGACATGGCAAAGCACATCTGCCTTATGAGTAGAACTGATAAAGGTAGAGAGTGCAGACAAAGATTAATTGACCTCGAGAAAGCATGGAACACACCAGAACAGGTAATGGCCAGAGCCTTAAAAATGGCAGGAAAGACCATTGACAGCCTGAAAGACAGATGCAAATTCCTTGGCGGCCAAGTCGTAGAACAACAGAGGCTGATTGAAGAAATGACACCGAAAGCGAATTATGTTGACCACATTCTGGAATCAAAATCGTTGGTGGCAACGACACAGATCGCCAAAGACTACGGAATGTCAGCGGTGCGATTCAACCGGATTCTGAATGACATGAAAATCCAGTACAAAGTCAACAAACAGTGGGTTCTCTACTCAAAATATCAGAATTGCGGCTATGTACATAGTAAAACGATTGACATTACGAGGAGCAACGGAGATCCGGATGTAACAATGCAGACGCAGTGGACGCAGAAAGGACGCCTGTTTTTATACGAGGAACTAAAGAAAAACGGAATCCATCCAGTAATTGAACAGAACGCAGCATAAGGAGGTACACATGAGCGAAAAAGAGAAAGAAATCATCAGAAAAGTGGCGCAAGCACTGCCGGATATGTCGGACATGAATAAAGGGTATTTTCTCGGCTTTGCAGAAGCTATGGCATCTCAGAAGAGCCAGAAGAACGAAGAAAATAAAGAAAAAGAAGATGACTAGGACAACATATCTTGGACAATCCATCCGTCATACATATTAGAGAGGTGGTGCAAGTGACTATAAAGAACATTGTAGTAATCAACGGCAAAGAGGTAGAAATCAAGGACTTGCCGGACGCTGAACTGTTTGCAGAAAAGCTAAACCGGAAAGCTCTGACCGCAAGAAACTATGAGGAAGATAGGTGATGACATGAAGCCAGATATGGAAAAAATCATACAAGTGTTGATATCTCTAATCGAAGAACAGGAACATGTGAAAATCGAGTACACACTTGAAAAGAGGACAGAAGAGAAAACCGCTTAGGCGGTAGAAGGGAGGACAAGTATGGAGATTAAAGGAACATACCGCTGCGACACCACCCAGCATCCAGGCACTTTAAATAGTTGGGACATCCGCTCCGTATCGGTAGATCTGCCGGAAGAAGAGGACAAGCCTTATTGGATCAGAGCTGGTGCGATGGTGATCGGGTTTATCTTGGTGATGCTGGGATGGTATCTGGTGTTTGGGTATTAAAAAAGAGTGCTGTCACAGGGCGGCAACCCTCGAGCACTCAAGAAATTAAATCATTTAAATTGTAGACGAAAAGGAGAAGTTTGTAAATGAAAATTACGAAAATTAAGATCAAAAATCTTTATGGAATTACAGAATATGAAGGAGACGGAAAGAGTGTAGAGCTTTCCGGAACAAATGGAGCAGGCAAATCTTCCGTGATTGATGCGATTCGGTACGCACTTACAAATAAGTCAAATCGCAAGTATGTTGTGAGAAACGGAGAAACAGAGGGGGAAATTCTGATTGAAACAGATAACGGATTGAGAATCAATCGGAAGGCAAGAACGAATCAAGCGGATTACAAGAGCGTGAAGCAGAACGGTCATGAGGTGGGGAGTCCGGAAACATTTTTGAAAGATATTTTTACTCCACTGCAGCTGTCGCCAGTTGAATTTATGGAGAAATCCGAAAAAGAGCAGAATGCAATTTTGCTTGATATGATCCAGTATGACTGGTCATTGCAGACAATTCGTGAATGGTTTGGTGAAATTCCAGATTGGGTATCTTACGATCAGAATATTTTACAAGTTTTGAATGATATACAGTCGGAAAACGGCATGTATTACAGGAATCGGCAGGATGTGAATAGAGATATTCGGAATAAAAAATCATTTGTTGAGGATATCGCAGATGCTATCCCGTCTGGATACGATGCAGAAAAATGGGAAAATGAAAATCTTGGACAGCTGTATCAGGAAATCGAGCGCATTAGAAAAGAAAATGAACAGATTGAGAAAGCAAAGCGATTCATTGAGCAGAGGGACAACAAAGTCCGATCATTTGAAGCGGATAAAGAGATTAAATTATCCGCATTGGAAAGGTCGTTTACTGCAGAGCGCGAACGTCTTTTGAAAGAAAATGAAAGGCTGCAGGCTCAGTTGAGAGAAAATCAAACAATGCTTGCTGGTATGGAAGAGAGAAATGCGGACAAAGCAGAAGTGATCGTAAAAGAATATGAAGCGAATGTTGCGAAATATGACAGCTCTGTAGAAGAGTATAAAGAATTGTCAGAAAAAGAAGTGCAGGATTATTCGGAATTGCAGAATCAGGCATCTTATGCGGAAGAGATGAAATCCCACTTGAATGAATATCGTCGAATGGTTGATCTACAGAACGAAGTGGAGCGATTAAAAGCAGAATCCGAAGATTTTACGCAGAAAATCGAAAAGGCACGGTCTCTTCCGGGAGAAATCTTAGAAACTGCAACTATTCCGATTTCCGGTCTTACAGTTGTAAACGGTGTTCCGCTGATTCACGGACTCCCAATCAGTAATCTATCAGATGGAGAAAAACTTGATCTGTGTATCGATGTGGCGATTCAGAAGCCTAATGGACTGCAGATCATCCTGATTGATGGAGTGGAGAAAATGTCTACAAAAATGCGGACAGACCTGTATCAGAAGTGCAAAGATAAAGGATTACAGTTTATTGCAACAAGGACAACAGATGAAGAAGATCTGACAGTGATTGAATTATAAGGAGAATCGATATGGAAGAAATGATTGTAAAAGAGGAAAAACACGAATTGAGTCCATTTGCGGACAGCCAGAGTT